TACAAATAATTAAACTCACCCTTCGGAGTAGTTTGTTGTTGACTAAAAACTGTTATCTTTCCTTCCGACAAATCAAAATACTTTTCTATAACATCAGGAGGACTCTGTTCTATATTTCGTATATTAGGAAAATTAACTGGTCGGCTCCAAGGTTCAGATGAATATCCCACAAAAATTTTATCAGCTGCATCATATACACTTCGGATAGACCTCTCTAAAAAATCTGTGCCGTATAAAATTCTATAGACCACTAAAATCATTTCATTACTTTCTTTAATTTTTCAGCATCTTCAATTCTTTTTTGTATCATCTCAGGAGATTCAAAAATCACTTTATCCAGCTGATAATAATTACCTCCTTGTATTCTATTTCTCTGATAAGTTTCATCCGTTGGTGCTTTTCCTTGAGTAAAGTGCATATGTTCTCCTATCACTCCACCCAAAAAACGACAACGGTCAATTCGTTTAGCTATATCAAATACCCAAGTATCATTGTATCCGAAATGAAATACTCCCGGTGTAAAATAACCTAATGTCTCACACCATTTTCTACTTACGATAGGGAACGCACAATGATTCTCTCTATTTATTCTATCGTCCATCCACATACAATAAATGTCGTCCTCATAAGCATTACTTTCTAACTCTACTATTCTATCCCAACTCGGAGTTCTATATATCATATCATCATTACCCATGATAATAATATCTCCTACACTCCTGATATACAATTCATTCCAAGATTGTGATACACTTTTTGGTGCACCAAAAACAAAATGAATTCTTAAAAAATCTTTAAACTCTGTTTGACAATGTTCAAAAAAATCTAAGTACTGATCTTTCGTGGGATCATCAACATCAACATACATCAACATTTCTACGCGATTCTTCACGTCCGTGTGCTGATACACAGACATAATAAACTCACTTAATCTATTCGGTCGGTGTCTTGTTGGTGTTAGTATTGATATAACCTTACTCATGGCATTAGCTTCTCTCTTATATGTTTTTTACCTACAGGTCCAGTCCAGTGTACAATCTTTTTATGGGGACTATCATAAGCTTGATGCAAAGATAATCGTAACCACTGATACTCTAAAGGCATCTTAATTATCATGTCATTATATTTTGGATTAATATTAATCATTTGGTGGAGAACTTCTTGATCTCCTCGTTGATCACTATTCATGGCATGAAATGCCCAATCTTTTAAAATCTGTGGTTTACCTTTCACCACATTAACTCCCGCGGCCCACCAATGTTCACCTCCGCCGGTTGGTTTATCTGCAAAATAACCCATACGAATTATATCTTCAGTCATTGCCATCCTTTCATCCGTAGGAAAATCAAATATCTCTGGTACAGGACAAAGTACTTCACAATCTATATCAAGCCAACAAGTATATTCATAAGGACAATCTATCATAGCTTGAGGTTTATAAAACCATGACAGCTTAGGATGTCTTTCATATGTTAGTACCTCATCCGCATGTGTTTTTGCCCAATGTTTACCACTCTGACTTAAACCAAAATCAGCCACCGTAATATGGATATCAGGATTGTGTTTTTTTACATTAAAGTACCACCACGGAAGAAGATCCTCTAAGTTACTATCAGATCCACACAAAAATGATTTATTCATACTATAGCAGTTCTCATTAAAGATGCATTATATATCTCTTGATTAATTTCACACCCAAGATATTGTCTATTTAATGAACGAGCAACATAAGGAACAATACCTGAACCTGAAAAAGGATCAAGTACCTTATCGTTCTCACTGCTTAAATTTTCAATTACTAACCTAACAAAATTTTCATTCCAAATATAATATGGACCTCTAGTATGCTTTTTCATTTCATATTGTAAGATATGTCTTAACCATTCACCTTTGCGTGGTATGGTTCCCTTACGAGTAAACACACACAAATGTTGATAGGGAAATTTATATTGGTCTTTGCTGTCGATATCATTGACTACCATTATCTTATAGTCTTTCAACACAAAACCTAACCACCCCATAACACGAATTATAAAAGCATGTTTAGAATAAACCTGTGCGTTTATTTTTCTATCAGTCTGACACATAGCTACGAACCCAGTGTCTTTAGTTATTCTACCAAATTGGTCCATCGCATTAGATATAAAAGTTTCATAAGTAGATATGTCTTTTATATTTAAATCATTCAAATCAGGAACACTCGTAAATATTAAATCAACTGACCTAGTTTCTATTTCACTTAGTATATCAAATGAGTCTACCCATAGAAATTGATTCCACTCTAACATATCAACGCCCTTACTTCATCATTAGATTCTATGTCTACAACCAAATGTGTTCTCATCTCTGTACCACCATTGATTGCACGATGTGGTTTTCTCACATCCAAATACCAACACTCACCCACTTTCATATTAACTTCTACTAACTTTGCATCCCAGTCCCATTGATTAAATATTACTTCTTCATTAGTCACAATAGGAAAATGAAATCTCATTAACTTATAATCATTAACCCCCGCATCCGGATCTACCTGATCTGTATGTCGCTGTAATTCACCGCCGCCCGGAGCAAGATTCATAAACCTAATACGATGTGGTCTACCCGGCAACCATCTCAACACATCTTCCACCTCTGGAAACATCTTACGGAGTTCTGTGTTTTGTAACTTAAACTCTGTGTCTTTATTTTTTTCTTTCCACTTCTTACTCATCTCGGCTGGTTTAGTAATGAAGGACCACTCTGGTGAATACCCACGGAGAGATATTGCACTCCATGATTTATCTTTATTATAATTAGAGTAATGATTAGTAAATTCGTAGTCCATTATATTTAATCGTTCTTTTATAATGTCACATATATTAGATACATCAGGTATATTAGTTTGTGTTAATACTGCCTTCTCTGTCTCACTTGTCTCTGGAAAAATTCTTCCACCTAAAAATGTCTCTCGGCCTTTAAAGTAAACACCTTGTATATCTCCGAATGTATTTATCTTAATACCTACCTTTTCATAACCAGCCTGAGATGCAACAAATCTATCAATGCTATGTTCTTCGTTGATAAAAAGAAAAGTATCTTCATCATAACTTTTCAACATTAGTATAACAGCCTCTGGTTGATTGTAAGCAAGACGGTCAACAACTCTATCACCTTTCTCTACTGTGGCGATAGGTATGTCATAGGCTGAGTACATATTGATTTTAGTTTTGACCTTGAGTAGTCTACTCTGTATCGCCCATTCAAGTCCGTACTCATACTTACCTTCATACATCGCCGCAGCAATCTTATTCTTTTTCATCTCCAAGAACGGAGACAAACAACGCTCGTTATATCGTTCCCAAGTCTTTTCCAACCTGAGTAGTATCTCTAACGGTATTCCTTTTTGCCATTCTTTCATTTCTTAAAAATAAAAATAGGTTCGTATTTTGGAGCTCCCTGTTGAGATGACAACTGAAGTTTCCACATATCTTGGTAATAAAATCCAGCTTCCATGGCCAACCTATTAGTCTCCATTTCAAAATTCTTTATTCGTTTTGTATTTGCTACATTCATAGCTAATATACCACCAGGCTTTAATCCATAATGACAATTTTTTATTGTATCAAAAAGAAAACCATTCACCCATTCTTCGCTTGTAGGATATTTCTTATATGATTGTGTATCTTCTTCTGAATACTTCTCCCAATCAAAGTATGGTGGTGATGTAAAACATAAATCAACACTATTTTTATCTGGTCTAAATTCCTCACTACCCATCTGATGGAGTTCTACAGTTCTATTTAGGCCTGACCAATCTTCTTTAATTTGTTTCAAACCTTCAAATGTTTCAGTACACGGATCTGTACCGATGTAATTAACATCTGCCGCAATTGACCCAAGTAATCGACCACCATACCCACAACTCATATCCCAAGTTGTACCTGCTTTTGTTCCGAACAACGGTGAAGCTTTCTCTAAAAACTTATCATACATCAAGGCAGCAGCTGTTGGTCTGAAATTAGAAACTGCTTGTGTTCCAGAATACCGACGAAGGACTGACCTCAAGTCAGACGCTGTTATATTATGATACTCTTTCTGTTCCCAGAAAGTTCCAGATAAAAGTTTCTTAATACCTTTCTTAAAATGTTCCTCATCATTCCAAATCTCTATAGGAGTTTTCATCTTACCACATTTGATACCCCAATGATGTGGCATATAACTCCAAGCTAGAGATAATCCATGAGCTGATGAACCTACTATTTTATTTTTTGGTTTAAGCAGTGTAGACCTGTCAAAGCGGACCATCTTTCCAAATTCTGATTTGCGCCAATTATAATCATTAGGATAATGTGGAAAACCTTTAGCCTTCCACATATCATACACTTCATTTATTGCAGCTTCACTAACTTCAATCATAATATCCAATGTCCTTGCATGCTTGCAATCTAACTTCTTCTGGTAAAAGGATATCATTATCTGGACCTGCAGCAACCATTTGCATCATCCATTTATGTATTTCATGAACTATCTCCGAAGAAAATTTCTTTACTCCTTTCACGTTGCAATTAATATCATCATCAATAAACCAAGTATCAGTTGTTTCATATCCTTCTAAAGACAATCTATCTAACGAAGGAGAAGCTCCTAACATTTCTGGACGGACACCTTCGCCTTCCATATATTGTTCAAATGTTATAGGCGTTGGTACATAACCCAAATATTCTACATAACCTGGATTTAAAAAGTTTCTATTATATTGTAAATCCCAATTAAACTTTTTCAATGTTAAGGGACAATGGTCAGAAGCAAGACACCTCAATACATTACGATCTAAATTTTTACGATGGTCTCTATCAGGATCTTTAGATGAACCTGAGAGTCTACTACCAGTAGTAGCTCCACGTATACGAATATCTTTAAGAACTGAATAGTCCCCGTCCAATAATCTCCTAAACAATTCTATACTCTCATGAGTATCTTTTGCATAGATGGGGAAGGGATACCAATCATCTGGATCTAATTCTCCTAGGCTTGGTAGAAGAGGACCGGTCATACTTTCTGGATATAAACTATTATATCTTGATCTCTTAAAAGCATCCTTATTTTTTTTAACTGGAACAGGATCTTCAACTGGGCCAAAAAACTCTAATAAACTACTCTCACTTACTTGAACTGGCATTGCGACATTATCTCCGTTAAACACGCTAATAAATTAATTTCTTGATCAGCAACAAACGCTGACTTATACTGATACTCTCCTAACACAATCACTGCATTAGGAATAGAACCAGGTTTCATATACTCATACATCTTTTCATAAATCTTTCTAAACACTTTCACTGGATCATTGTCTATGTTGTCTACGACCCACTTACGAACCTTACTGAACTCTTTATTTTTTAAATGTGTCATCAACTCTTTCAAATTAACTTCAGCAATATTAACTAAGATACCAGAATCAATTGTACCACTGACACTGTATCTCTGTAACTCATTCAACACTCTCCGCCAATCGGGAAAGTGTTTCATAATCAACTCAGCAACTACAGGCTCCTCAAATCCAATACCTTCAGCCTTGAGGATGTGTTCTACTCTACCCATAAACTGTGTGGCTAGAATAGCTTTGTTACCATTAATCTTAAACTCAATGACTGAACACCGAGAATGTAATGGCTCTATAATTCTGTTCTTAAAATTACAAGTAAAAATAAACCGACAATTACGATGGAATTCTTCTATGAACCCACGCAGTGCCGGTTGAGTAGATTGTGGATTCAAGTAATCAGCTTCATCTAGAATGACTACCTTTCTACCACCCTGTAATGATACAGTTGATGCAAATGTTTTAATCTTATTTCTTAATACATCTATACCTGATTCTTCAGAACCATTAATAAGAATATAATCTGAATGTAATTCTTCACACAACGCACGAGCAACAGTTGTTTTTCCCACACCTGATCCACCAGACAAAAGAAGATTTGGAATCTCCTTCTGGCCAACAAATTCTATAAATGTATTTTTGATTGATTCGGGAAGAATACAATCAGTTATTTTTTGGGGGCGATACTTCTCTACCCACAGGAATGTCTCCCTCGTCATAATATTGTTCTACTCCACACCAGGGGCAATACCATTTACGATTTGCCCCTATAAAATTTTCAAATGCAATACTCCACCATCCACTACACTCCTTACAACTAAAATGATAGAGTAGTTCTATACTATTAGTCACTCGTTTGCTCTAATGCAATCCAATAAGATGCTTCTGAACCTATCCAATTACTTACTTGAGCAGTAGATGATGCATTAACTTTATAATTGCCGGGGATCATTTTAAGATTATCAGCCTTGAAATGAAAAGCAAAATCTTTATGATCAATACTATCTAAATGTACATTATAATTATTAGATGTAGTATTTTTCAGATCAGTTGCTATCACATCTATTGATGTTTCTCCAGGCACCTTTCTTATCACAACATCTGGTAATTGCATTACCGCTGACGCCTTTAAAACATTTGACAATATTTCTTTAGAAACTTCAAAGGAAATATCACACTCTGGAGCATTAAATGTCTCCGGTGGTGTGGTAAGAATAGATGGATCAGAATAAAAATATTTAATCTTTGTTCTACCACCATTGACAGTCAGATAACTATCATTATCAAACTTCAATTCTGCATCTTTAACCAAAGTCAATACACCAAGAAATTCATTCAGGTCATAGATACCAAAATCTCTCGGGAACGCTTCTGTAACACTTGCCTCTGCAAGAATATTTTTCATTGTAGACATGGTCCGAAGTTGTGTTCCTTCCTTAACCAAAATATTTTGGTTAATAGTAGAAAAATTCTTTAATACATCTATCGTTTCATTACTTAATTTCATTTTTACTTCTCCATAATATAATAATTAAATTTCCACTGTACTATATGGACTCTCATTTTCAGTATCTTGAGGTAAAGCGCGATGCTGACAATCAGAATGATTCCAAGGAAACATATTATCACATCTATCAACATCAAGTCCTACTATCTTACAAATTTGTCGCTCTATTGTTTTTAAATTCTCATCAAATACCTTTTGTCTACTTGTATCAGGCTGTTCTAAAATTTTTAACTCAACTGAAATCAAAAGATGCAACGGCTTTTTAGCAATAACTGCTGCTTCGGCCGCACTCATAAGAGGTCCTATACGTGCAGACCAATCTCTCATATTGATATATACACAAAATGCAGACGGATTATTATACACATTATCAATCCAAGGATCATCAGAGTTCTTGAGAAAGAGATTAAAACTATCTCTACTCCAAGTATTAAACCGTTCACCACCAGCAACTGATCCATTATAAAGTCGTTCTGTAATTAGCTTGTTTGCTATGTCACTTATTTTCCATTCCTTTATAGCACCCTCTCCTAAAGAACGAACCTCATTTTTAATATCTTGATCAGTTATAACTCCACTTTCATCTGGATTTGCCATCAACTCCCGCACCGAACATTCAATAGATTTGGCATCTGGTGGGGAATAAATATCTTTACGCTTCTTATTTGATTGGTTAGCGAATCTGATTTTAGCTGACTTATTCTTAAATCTAACACCTTGTGCCATCCATCCTGGAATATCAAATGCACTAGAAGCAATCTTGCGATGAGCCCCATTAATCAATTCATTAGTATCTATATCATAATATACAATAGGTTTATCTGTATCTATACCCTCACGCTCAATATCTAATTTGAGTTCTTCTAATTTTTTAATATCAATGCCAAATTTTCGGCCCGGGTTTATCCATGCATCCATCTCATCCCACAATATCATATGCATGGTGCCTACTAATTCAACTCCATTAACTCCAAATGTGCTCGATTTATAAGTCCAATTATTAGGATCACATGCTAATGCATTCCAATAATCACAAATAAATGAGTCCCATTCTTCCTTTACTTTAACTACTGTCGCTATCACTTTCACTTTCCTCATCATGTATATGTAACATGATTATTCCATAATGTAAAATCTTCATAAGATCGGCACGATTCTTTCCGTTCTTACGACCATATCGTTGGGCATACTTTAAGATATTGCCCATACAAAATCCTTCACCGTGGCCACAATCTTCTATAAACTGTGTAGCCTGATACTTACGTTTGGCATAATGCTTATCATAAGTATCATCCACATACTTCTGTAACTCACGAATGACTTTATCTTCACTAAACGCATAATTTATTGCCATGTACTTATTATCTCACAATTTACTCCATTTGTCAAGGGAAAATGTGGGGATGGATCACCTCTGTCTCGCAACGGTATTTAATAGTGGACCCTGGGACATCTGGTGTCCATCCCGCATTTAAACTACTTATTTAATTTTAATTGTTCGAGGCTTCTTTTCCTCAGGCACAACGTGCTCAAGGCGAATCAACAACATACCATTTTCCATCTTGGCATCATTCACAACCACATCGTCAGCTAGTGTCCAGCTGCGTGTGAACTTACGAAAAGAAATGCCTCGATGTAATAGTTCCCCTTCATCCTCCTTCTTGTCAATACTACGGACAGTAAGAGTACCATCTGCAACTTCAACTTCCAGATCGTCCTTAGACAACCCGGCAAGTGCCAACTCTATGACAAAATTGAAATCGCCATCCTTACGGATGTTATAAGGTGGGAACCCTGTCGGTGTCATATGGTTTTGATGAACCACATAGTCATTCAACCGATCAAAGACACGGTCAAATCCAACAGCGTAGGGGGTTAAAAGATTTCGATCAAAGTGATCGAATATATTTGCGATTGCTTGTGTAGTTACCATTTCAGTATCCTCCTATTAAGCAAGGTTTAATTTGAAAGACCCC